GCGGTGGACACGCCAACGCGGCGGGATTCCAGTGCGAGAAACTGCCCTTCGCGGTTTAACACCATTTCGGTGAGGTCAACGATATGGTAGTAACAGTGGATACCACGGTAGGCGGCGCGGATGCCAACTCCTATATCACAATCCAGGAGTTCAAAGACTTCCTGACGATCCGCTCCAACGTCCCGACGACCATCTCCGGCGCGACGGATGACACGATCACGAAATGGATATTACAGGCCTGCCGCGAGATCGACATCCACGCCTTCAAGGGCGTGAAATACGTAACCGGCATCGACGCCGACGGCAATCCCGAACAAGCGCTGGAGTTCCCGCGCAACTACACGCGCTCCACGAACGGGGGATACGTTCCCCTGAGCGTGAAATACGCCCAATGCGAGCAGGCGCTAGAGATTGCCCGGTTCGAGGCGGCGGGGCAGGACCGCGAAGACCGCGAGATCGTGCAGTCATTTTCACGGGGCGGCGTCTCGGTGTCGTTCCGCGATCGCAGCAGTGAGCAGAAGAGTATCCTGGCCGAAAAAGCGAAATATTACTTGCTGCCGCACCTGGCATCATCCGCCGGGACGGTGAAATTGGTACGCTGACAATTCAACCACCTTATAGGGTGTTACACCTTTCCCTTTCCTCCCTGGCCGTGGTTGCCTCCTCCACGGCCACTTTTTTAGGTGAAGCGCGATGGTGATCGAATCCGAACACGAATGGAAAATCTACCGTCAAAAACTGATCCTGGAGATCAAAGATACGCAGAAGAGCCTCCAGAAGGTCTTCGGCGAAGTGAAAATCCGGCTGAAAGGCAAGATCGGATCCACGAACCTCTACATCAAGAGCGAACTGGAGGACTTCAAAAAAGAGGCGTTGGACGCCTACACGGATGCGGCGGCGCGCCGGACGGCGGCGGCGGCAACGCTGGTGGATACGTCCGCCAATCTCGCGGGCCAGGCTAGCGAAGCGGTGGACAAGGCGGTATTCGGCACGTCGATCAGCGTGAAACTCGGCACCGGCGCGCAGGACGTGGCAGAGCGGCTCAAGACGCGGCGCTACAAGAGCGGCTTCAAACTCTCCGACAAAATCTGGCCTTCAGACAAGAAGGTTGTCAAGGATTTTTACTCCACCATCGAGAAGGGCATCCAAGGCGGCACGTCGTTTAATAGCGTAGTGGAAAAACTCGTTGAACTGAAGGTTGAGAAGGCAGCGGAGAAGTTGCCCAAGTATCTCTCCGAACTCGACGCGGCAGCGAAGGCGGCGGCACAGGGGCTGCCCAACGCGCACGCGAATTTCCAACGCATCGTCGGCAATGTCCGGCGGCAACTTGCCAAGCGCAAGGTAGCCGAGTATATCCGGCCAACCCAACAATCCCTCGGTATCCTCGGGACGCGGCAGGCAACGGAGGCGCTGCTCGACCGTGTCGAGAAGGCCGTAGCAAAAGGCTCACAGGTTATGATAAGCGACGCGGTGGACAAATACCTCGTCAAGCGGGCCGAATACCACTCCACGCGGGCGGCGCGCACCATGGCGGCGCGGGCGTTCATGGAGGCGGGACAAGCGGCGCGCATGAAAAAACCCTGGGTGTACGGCGAGAAGTGGACATTGTCCGCATCGCATCCGCGCCTGGACGAGTGCGACATCCGGGCGACGCTCGATCTGGGTCAGGGACCGGGCGTCTATCCCAAGGGACACGGGCCGTGGGATCACGTCAACGGGCTGTGCTATTACACGGACGTAATCGACGAGAAATATTTCGAGCGCGACAAGCCCTTCAAGCCCAAGTGGAAAAAAGGATGGAAGGAGCAGATCGACAACGTCCAACCGGGATCGCCGCTATCCGACTATGCCAACAAACTAGGAGCGCGGGAGGAGAGAGGACGCATCGCGCCGGAGATGGAAAAATCCGGCCCACATTTCCCGAAAACCGACGTCAAGCCGCCAACCCCGAAACTCACGGCGAAGGAGGTCGAAGACCTCTACAAACTCGAAGCGGAGCGAATGCAGAAAGAGGCGGAACGTGCTGCCAAGGCCAAAGCAGTAAAGAAGCCTCAATCCAAGCAACCGAAACAACCCAAGCCGCCGTCGCCCAAGGAGTCCGCATCGACGCCTACCCAACCCCTCCAACCGCCCGCGCCGGACGTAATCCCGACGCAACCTCTGCCGCCCGTGGACGACGCGCTGAGCGCCCGCGATCGCATCCCCATGGACGCAATGAACAAGGCGCGGCAGGACGTCAAAGAAGAAGTCGAAAAGGCATTATTGGAGCAGCAAAAGAAGGCGATCGAGATAGAACAGGCCGCAAAAAAGGCGAACGATTCCTATGTCCGTGAGAAATGGTTGGAGCGCAAGTTCTCTGGCCGACTCAAGGCGATCCAGGAAGCCGCGACGCAGCAGGAGTTGCGCGTCGTCCGCGATCTGGAGAAACAACTTGCCGAACAGCAGAAGCGGCTATCGGCGCTGGAGCAGGCGAAGACCAACCTCACGCCGAAGAGTAAAATCCCCAAGATTCCCGATAAGTTGGAGGTCATGGATTCATCCAGCATGGAGCAGATCGGCCCGCAAGCGGGCAGCAATCCGGGGGGCCTATACAAGGACAAAGCCACGGGCGAGAAATGGTACGTTAAGTATCCGCAAAGCGACGCTCATGCCCGGAACGAGGCGCTTGCGGCGCATTTCTACAAACTCGCAAACGTGAAGGTTCCCGAAGTCAAGTTAGTGCGCGGGCCGAACGGTAAATTGGGCGTGGCTTCCAAGATCATCGACGGCCTGGAGGAGAACGCGCAACTCCTCATGTCCGGCAAGGCGAAGGGCGTCATGGAGGGATTCGCGGCGGACGCTTGGTTGGCAAATTGGGACGTAATGGGCCTGACTTATGACAACATGCTCGTCAAGGGCGGGAAATACGCCTACCGCGTGGACACGGGCGGCGCGCTGCTGTTCCGCGCTCAGGGGGCGCGTAAAGGCGCGGCGTTCGGAAACGTCGTGGAGGAGTGGACTTCGTTCCGCACGGTTCAATCCTACACGACAACGCCGGTATTCAAAAACATAACCGAGAAGCAATTGCTTGCGTCAGCAAATCGCGTCCTGAAAATCAGCGACGATGAGATCCGGCAACTCGTAAAACTGTACGGCATGGACGACAGCCTCGCTGATACGCTGATCGCCCGGAAGCGCTTCATCCAGGCCGAGGCGGCGAAACTAAAAAAGGCGGGCACAAAAGCGCGTGTCGTGGCGGCGGCGAAGACGCCCGAGAAAACGCTCACATCTGCGGAGTGGGCGGCGGTCGAGGAATCACGGGGCAACGGCTACGCCGTGGCGATCGACAAGAGAGACATCGAGGATCAGCAAATCCTGTTCTGGCGCGAGAAAAAGGCCAACGGTGAATGGATTGTCAATGGAACGTTCAAGGTCAGGGAAGAAGCGCTACGGAAACTGAACGAGTTGGCGGACATGGCAGACCGTTTTGGGCCTGTGGTTGATAACGATATTTTCTTCGAGGACGTGGAAGCATTCTATAAAATCATCCGCGACAAAATCGCGGCGGGGGAAACAGACGTCTCTCAATGGTCGAATATTTATCGCCGTCAGTTGCAAGGGCTAGTGAACAAGTACTCCCAGTTCGACGCGGCAAAGAAACAGTACTATCAGCCGTGGATCGAGGAAATCGAGCGGGTGTTCAACTCGCAAACGGCATCCTGGCGTGGTCCGCAAGATCCGCTATTGCCGTTTACTCGGCCTGGATCTGGAGGGTATCCGCCGGGAGTTGTGCAGTTTCAAAAAGTATATCGTGACCTGGAGGAGAAGATCACGAATAAGGGATGGATCACGCGGACGGGGCAACTGAAATCCGGCTCGCGCTACGGATTCCAGTACTACTACGAGGCGAAACTCCCGGACGGGACGGTTATCCGGTATTGGCCGGAGCGGACGGATATTAGTTATTTCGCTCACAACCGCGTGCAGGTAATCAGCGCGGGTGACCAGGCGGATTCGATATTCGATGCGCTCAAGCAAGTGGGCGTGGACGTAGCGCGGGCGACGGCGTCGGATCAGGAGGAGTTGTATCTCCGGCAGATTGCCTACGCGGCAAGGCCGCAAAAACACCTTGAATTCGAGCGTCTCTTTATTGTCCCGGATCAAGGCCGTCGCATCGAGATGATGAAGGATTGGATCAATACAGAACTCAACATTCCCGACATTACGAAACTCAAGGACTATAACCCGGCGGGCACACATGAAGCGTTTGGGCACGGGCGCATCCTGCGTTACAGGCCTGATCTGACGGGCAGGGAGTGGAGTCAGTTCGCCAGCAAGTACCGCGTGTTTCACGACGTGGAATTCAGCGGGCATGATATTGATGACGTGATTAACAAAGTGCTTAACGCCGGGGGAAAAATGACATCGACGAACGACCGTCTCCTGCGCCGCTCGGTGATACCCATGGGCGCTAGTCCGGGCGAGGACATCGCCTCAGGCGGCGCGGAATATTTTTTCACGCGCATAGAGACGATCACCGGCATGAAGCGGCGGCGCGGCATCTACTGGAAGGCCGATCACCTGAAGCGGATGGACGCGATCGTTTACGACGTTGATAATTATGGCCGGACTACAGGGGATTTTGTGCTGCAAAACCGCCGGTCCACGATCGCCGAATTCAAGGCGGCGGCCCGCAATAGCGGTAACGAGACGATATTCAAGGATGGAATGTCTCTCTTCGACAAACTGGATCGCATCGTGGTGGAGCAACGCGATCGGCAGAAAGTCATCGACGTGTTCCGACGGCACGGCTACCAGACACTCCCTGACGGGCGGCGGATCGAGGATATAATAGTGGTGGAGGCTCCATGACTAATCTATTCGACCAGCGCAAGTACCCCCTCATTATCGAGATCGCTCCCGACAATATCCGCATGATCGCGGAGATATTCCCCGCCGTGAACGGGATAGTGTTTTTTGATTACGGGTGGCATCTGGAAGAATCGGCCCATCCGATCCACCAGGTAAAGGGAAAAATCACTGGAACAGGCCCGTGGCGCGTCGGTGACGCCAAGATCCACGAACTCAACCAGGATGATACCCAGGCTCGGCACCGCGCCTGGTGGGAATGGATTGAGATCATCAAGAAAAACTACCCGCCCCGCGAGCGGATCGAGGAGATCGCCCGCCGCTTCGGCGCGATCGTTTGAATTTCCCCTTTTTGCGCTTCCTTTTTCCCATTCTTGCACTATATTATATAGTGACCTTTTGGAGCGTGCTGCCCGGAGCCTCTTTTCCTCCTTGCCCGTAGGCTCCGGGCGGCCAATAAACACACAAAACAGCGTTCACGGGGCTAACGCCCCAGGGTTATCGGGTCTGATCCGTGCGATTGCGGGATCGGACCTTTTTTTTGCCCGTTGCGCCCAGGACGAAAAAAAAGTGAAAAAAAGTGAAAAAAGTACTTGACAACGGTTTCAGTTTGGCTATAATATGGGCAGAGGTTAAAAAAAACGGGCAAAAAGGAGAGAGGAAATGGCTTACTACGCTGGCTGGAACAAGGGAAACAACGCGAATTATCGGCGGAACCGGGATCTCGGGATGTTCTACAACGAAGAGGACGCGGTGGGCACTGTGACCTTGAGCCGCGATAAGAACACGCTGAAGGTTGACTTCCCCTACCGGAAATACCTGGTGGAAGCCGTCAAAAAGATGCGCGGCGCGAAATTTCACCCCAACGGGAAATACTGGACGGTCGAGAACCTCCCGCAGTACGTCCTCCGGTTGCACGAGTTGGGATTCAGCATGTCCTCTAAGTTACTGTCGAGCCGGGGATGCGAATAGTTCGCCCTGCGCTTTAGCCACCCTGCGGGGTGGCTCGACCGCTCGGCGAGCGGCAAAACGGGAGCCGGACCCGCCAACCGGCAAAGGAGAGACGAAAATGACACAGTATGCTATCTATCGTTACGGCTCGAACAGTGCAAATCAGCACCTTTGCGAGAAGATGATCGTTGCCGTCGTTGAGGCGAAAAACCGCGAGGCGGCGGTCAAGAAGGCGCATAAGGAGACGGCGATCACGGTGTACGCGAACCAGTGCTTGAGCGCCGTCCCGATGAGCCGCGTCCCGAAGGCGGAGCGCGAAGCCGCCTACGAGGAAGAGGCGATGCGCCAGGAATACGAGGACGATATGGAAAATTGGGCGTAGCTAGTCCCTCCCGTCCTGCGCCTAGTTCGCTGGGCGCGGGCTACGGGGCGGATTAGCCCCACAACCAGGGAAGCCGGACCCCAAAACCGGCAAAGGAGAGACGGACATGAATCAGTACCCGAAACCGACACCGACGAAGCGCTTCTACGTTTTCCGTTCCTTGGACCGGCACTATCCGCCGCTGGAGACCATGGAGTACGTCTCGCGGCACACGCGGCCCGGCGTTACGTGGGACCGTTGCCAATACCTTGCCTGGAAAAACGGGAACGACGCGCGGGACGGAAGCGTTCCCCGTTACACGTTTTACCGGGTCCATTTCAACCAGCCGGGCCGTTCTCCGGAAATCGAACGCTACGGGTGAGGAGGCGAAATCATGACACTGAACGGATGGGATCGCGTAGATCACGTGTATCACATGGACCAAGCCGCTTCGTGGAGGTATCTGGCGAAGGCTTGGCCGGAACAGAGCCGGTGGGTGGAGTTCAAGGAGCGGTACATCCGCCGGGCGCGGGAAGCGCTGGAAAACGCCCGGACGCTCCGGCTCAACAACGTAGCCTAGGAGGAGTGACATGCCGTACATCACAAGACGCATAGGACGGCGGGACGGGGAACAGAGGATGTGGCGGGTGGCGCTGACGTATGCGCTTTGCGAGCGCCACGGCGAAAACTACCAGGTGAGTACGCTGGCGGACGCGATCCGCCTAGCACGGCAAAAGAACGCAATGCTCCGGGCACAGGCCCAAGAGCAGCGGGAAATAGGAGGCTGACCATGCACGGACGATACATGCAGTTGCGTTGGGCGGATCACACGCATCCACACGACCCAATGAATCCCTGGGGGCGGTGCGAGGTTTGCGAGGAGCGGTGCCACGAGGACTTCCTCGTGGAAGTCGAAATCGGGGACGAGGTACAGACCCTTTGCCCCGAGTGCGCGGAAGAGGCGAAGGCGGGAAAATTTTCACTTTCTCATTGACAACGGATTTCGTTTGCAATATACTTTACTTTGGTTGGAAGCCAAAAGCCACAGGCGAACACTGGTTCGCCTGGCGAGTGAGACCCCATCCTATCTCTCCGGGATGGCGGTCTCCCCCGCCCAACGGGCGAACAACACTACGGGCAAGGAGAACGGACATGACACAGTACACCTACCGCTACACCGACGAGTGCGAGTCTTATGATCTGCAGGACGGTGCGGTCTTCAACGCGCCCCTGACGGACGAGGAGTTGGAGGCGGCGATCCTGGCGGACTGCAAGGACTACGACACGAACGGCATGCAGATCACCCTCCACGTGTACGAGATGGTGTGGGAGACCTCGGACCCGGACGATCCGGAGACCGCCGAGGATGACTGGGACGACGAGATCGCGCGCCCGAACGTCGTCCTCCCCGGCCTGGACGTCGCCACCGTGGACCATGTCCACGTGTTTGAGGTCACCGGATCCGACACCGGCGACGTGTGGACGGCGGTCATCGCCGAGGATCTCGAGTCGGCCGAGAAATACGCCGAGAAGACGTACCCCGGCGAGGAATACGAGGTGTGGGGTACGGACCGGGACGGGGACATCCTCCCCGGCATGGGCAGTGGCACCCCGATCGTGGATCGGGACGGCGACGTGATCACCACACGGTAGTTCTTCGAGCGAGACCCCGAGCCGCCTCTCCGATCACCCGCGGCTCGGCGGTCTCCCTCGCCCACCGGCTCGTTCGGTGGGTACATCACGCCCCGAGAGGCGAACAGAGGTGCGACGATGAATGAGCTGTACATTTCCTTGGTGTACTTTCACGGCGTCCGGTCGGCACGGCGGCGCATCCGCCGCCTGGTGGAGAAATTGCAGGAGCGGTTTGTGCCGAGTCCCCGCCACCTGTGGCTTACGGTGGCGATGGATCAGACGGCGGTAGCCCTGTGGCATCACAGGGAAGGGCGTGGGGACCTAGCGCGCGCCAATGCCGCAGCCGCACAGGCCAGCCTGTCCCGTAGCCGCTCCGCAGCCTGACCCCCTCTCGGCCCCCGTCTGCGGACGGCGGGCTTGGAGGCTCACCGCGACGCGGTGGGTACTACACGCCCCGGAAAGGGGCAACGGAGGTGCGAGATGGCAAAATCAGCAGAAGTTGTGGTGACAGAAAAGCAACATCAATTCACGGAAGTTTACCTCACCGAAAAACAAGCGGCGGCGAAGTTAAATCTCTCTCCCAAGGGACTGCAAGCCTGGCGGCTTCGCGGCGGCGGCCCGGATTTTGTCCGGATTTCAAAGCGCTGCGTCAGGTACCGCGAATCCGTGATCGACGCTTGGGCGATGGCCCGCGAATGTAAGTCCACTTCCGACCCCGGCCCGGCTGAGCAACCCAGCAAGGCGCGGCGCGTGAAGTGACTTTCAGGGAACGCCTCCCCTCTACGAGGCGATACGCGACGAATCGCGCGAACATACCGATTCATCCGCCCATACCTGAAAAATGAAGGACTGCGCCTCCCTGCGCAAACAACGAGAGGATAGTTATGTCCGATTTGATCCAAGATGTAACCCAGTTTAACGCAAAGCAAACCGCAAAAATTCTGAACTTGTCCCCCAAAACTTTGCAGAAATACAGGCTAAACGGCGAAGGCCCGAAGTACATCCGCGTTTCTGCGCGCTGCGTTCGCTATGTCTTGTCCGACATTATCGCATGGCAGGCAGCCCGGCGCGTTTCTTCAACTTCCGACCCCGGCCCGGCTGAGCAGCCCCCGTCTGCGGACGGCGGGCTTGGAGGCTCACCGCGACGCGGTGGGTGCAAATAACGGGGCAAAAAGGAGATTAAAATGAGGCATCTCAATCTATCACAATTATGGGAATATTCGGTTGAGCCGTTCCCGGCTCTCCGCTGTGAAATAAAGTTGGGGGCGCGGCGGAACGGCAAAACAGACTTCGCGTTTGTTCCAGTTGTTGATTTGGTGCCTGCGCCCCGGTACACCGTGTACCATTACAATGGTACACATTATGAATACTTTTACGATGGATATGAGCAGGATCGTGCCAATCAGGTAAAGGAGGAGCGTTCCCTTCTTGGGCAGTTTTCTATGATAGAAACATGGTTGCCGGAACTGCCGGAAGGCAAGTTTCGGGTAATCAAGACCAAGGCCAAGGGTACGACGATGATCGTGCCGGGGAAGGATGACTCGGACCGGCTCCTTCTTACGATAGATTTTGATCCCGTTTATCGAGGGAACATCCATTTAACACATGCTTTTGCCTCCCAATTTGTTGCGGAGTGCCGCGCCGTCTGCGCTGGCGAGCAGCGCATGTCGGTAATGCGGACACTGGACATCGGCGGGTGGTTCGCCGTAGAGATAGCGAACCGCCGGGGGACTTTTTACAAAAAGTATACTTGGGAGCACGATCAAGAACGACCAGGCCGCCAGAGGTTGTTTTGGGAGACATTTCCCAAGGACAAATGGAATCCGCCAGAGGATACGTGCCTCTGGCACTGGGTGGTCCCACGCAAAACCGCCTCAGCATAATACCCGATCCTAGCCCCCTCTTGCGGGAGGGGGTCTGGACCGCCCACCGAGTGATCGGTGGGAATATCACGCCCTGCGGGGCGAAACAGAGGTGTAGAATGCAGACGTATTTCGGATTCGCGATCGCCGATTCGATGTTTCCGCATTCGGCGGAGTGCACGATTCTCCGCCGGGAACTGGACGTTGAGGCAGCGAGGGAAATGATCGCGGACGCGATACCATGCTTGAACCCCTCACACAAAGCCACGATCGACGCGATGCGGACACGCTTCGGGATTGACGTTTCCATCCCGGAGACCCCACCCCGCGTGGAACTACAGGACGGGGATAAGATAATCGTGTTGGGCGTTCGTGGATTGCCGCGTCTCACCGACCGACATGAGTACACGGCAGAGGAGATCGCGGGGGCGGAGTTCTGCTTCTGCGAGTATCGCATCGTCGGTATCGTAAAGGCCTGCCCATCCGGATGGCAGAAGTTCCGCTTTTGCTCCTCTTGGGATGGTAGCATTGGCGAAGGAAAGGATCTGGACGTTCGTTTTTATTTCCGTCCAGGCCTGGAGATTGGACGGTGGGAGGAAATCTCCTCCAACCGCGGATTTCTCCATCGGAACGATGGGGGGAACTCGGAGTATGAGGCTTTCCGTCGGTGGCTCGATGCCCTACAGGAGGGCATCGATTACATCAATGCCGATGAAGTTATGATTTGATTTTATGATTGATATGCCCATCTCGGCCCACGACCATTGCGGTGACCTTACCGATATGGTCGTCGGGCCTGGATGCTCACCGCGACGCGGTGGGTGAAACCGGGGGCCGGAACCCGCCAACCGGCAAAAGGAGGAAAGCTATGTATCAAAAATATATCGATAACCTTTCCAGGACGGATATCTTTAAATCGTCCGTCACTGGAAAGGTAGAAATCCTCCCTCATGGGATGGTCCCGGAGGGAGAAGATTGGAATAGGGTGTGCAGCGTTGGTGATCTGTATGAATGGAAGTATAACAAACTTCCTATCAGATCGCTAACAACGAAGGAAATCCGGGATTTGTGCTTCAGAGCCCGAAGCTGCATCAGCACGCTTCGGATGCTGTTATTAAAGCAGAATGAGTAAAAACAAATCCCGAGAACAATTGTTATATCTCATAATATATTATGATCTTACTTATTATCCTAGCAGCCCCATCTCCCCATCGCGCCACCACCGGGACCCCGGCGTCCTCTGGACGTCGGCCCGGAATGCCAATCCCGCCACAGTGAGGCGGAAATCAAGAGGTGCACCATTATGGCTATGGTTAAACTCTATGGACTGACATCTTTAAATGATGTTAGGAAACCGCCCCAAGAAATTCAACTTGGGGAGTTCCTGGAAGAGGAAGAAGCCGACGTAGCCGACGCCGGTACCGCCCGCGAAGTGGCGTGGCGCTTATTGCGCCTGTCCATTCAATGCACGCACTACGGCATCGGGGCGGCGGTTTACGTCATCGAGCGCGACGGTGTGCCGCCGGAGCCGCACGTAATTATCCTCAATGAAGAGGAAGCCCGGAAGGCGTCCTTGACGTCAATCACCATTTCAGTGGACGGCTGTTTCTTGTTCTTGGGATTCAACGCTTATGATATGTATAAAATGTTTTGGCATCCGACCCAGCCGCCCATTGTTTCCCACCGCTTCGAAGAAGTGGTGGAGGAATTATCGAAAAAATTCCCCAACAAAGAAATCCACTTCGACTTTTTCGGAACTCCGCGCCTATATTCGAAGTATCTGGTCGTGGTGGATGATCAGCCATTGCACAGCGATGACTTCGCCGTCGTGAAGCGGTGGGTTAATAGTTGGGCCGATTGGGAATACCAGGTCGGAGCCGTGACCTATAAGAACTTAGACGAGGCCATGACTGCGGCAAAAAGGGCCGTCGAGGAAGCCGTCAAACAGGCAATCTCCGGACGGCAGGCCCGGGTGATGAAAATCAAATACGAACTAGCCGATGGCGGTGACTCCAGGGAATCCTGAGCCATCCGCGGCCTCCATCTCCCCGGTGGTGGCGCGATGGGGAGATGGGGGACCTGGATGTCCTGTTCTACTTCCGCCCGGGTCTTGACATCGGACGGTGGCTGGAGATCTCCTCCTACAGTGGGTTTATCCACCGGTTTCGTGGAGGGAATGAAGAGTACGAGGCATTCACCGCGTGGCTCAATACCCTCCAGGAGGGCATTGATTTCATCAATGCCAACGACGTTATGGTATGATCTTTCCCCGCGTCTAGCGAAGGCTGGGCGGTTGCGTTGATTTGGGCCTGCACGGCGCAAGAAATCAAGGAAGCCTATGAGAAAAAACCTAAGTTTTGATCCCATCCAGGTGCCCACGCCTGAGGAGGCAAAACTCCTCCGGCATCTCAGCCGCGTCCGCGTGTCCTACGCGGCGGAACTCGCTGAATTTTGCGGCGTGTCGTCGAAATACGCGAGTTCAATGATTACGAGATTGCGCCGCAAGGGGTTGGTTGCGGTTGCGGGAGACTCGCGGGGATCGCCGGGCAAGCGGCGCGTTTTCCTGGAGATCACCGAGCACGGCAAAAAGGCGTTGGAGGTCATCGACAGCGGACAGCCGTACCAGGTTGTCCGCGCATTCAAAACAACACACTAGGAAAGGAAAAAGAAGATGGACGCGAGCAAAAACGAGTATCATTTCAGTCTGTATCTAAATATTTTAGAAATGGTGTACAGAGTGTAACCATGTGGATATTCACCAGTCACGGCATGCTGTCCATCGTCGCGCACCGCGACAGGCCTGATTACCTGCTCGTGCGGGCGCGTGAACCGGGCGTCATCGAGGCGATTTTCCCGGACGCCAAGGTTAAGCGCACACCAAACGCCGACTACCGCTATCGTGCCGCTATCCCGCGCGGTCACGTAGCCGTGGTTTTGGGAAATAAACTGTTCAAACTGGATTACACAAATTTCAAGGCATCCATCCCCGCAAGCAAGCAGGCCTACCACGACGCATGCATGGACGTTTGGACGCGGATGACGGAGTTGCAAAACACCGTTGACAGGAAGTAACATCTCGTGTAACATCCAACCATAGGCCAGAATTTCAAACGAACGCGGGCGGGCAACCCTCTACTACACGGAGAGTTGCCCGCTTTTTTATTGCGGGCGGATCGGCGCGATGAATCCGCTCTCGTTCGGCGCGCAGTTGAAGACCATCTCGGTTTATCGCCAGACCACGACGCAATCGGCGCGGGGCGCGGTCACGGCGACATGGACGCTTCACCACACGATTGCCAACGTGGACATACAGCCGGTCAGCGCCGACGTGCTGCGCCTGCTGGAAGGCAACCGTGACCGCGTCGAGTTCGACTGCTACCACGCCGACGCCACGATTGACATCGCGAACGGCGACCGCGTTCTCGACCCGCTTGATTCCGGCGCAACCTCTCCGAAATACGTAGTCCGCAACGTGCAGAAATGGCCGCCCGTGGACGGCCTGCTCGGGCATTGCCGGTTTCTCCTGGAGCGACTCGGATGATCCGTTGGAACGCCAATAGAACCTTCGGCACCGCCAGCCTGGATGACGTGCGACGCCTGCTCGCCGATCCACAGAAATGCCGGGTGGCGGACGGCAAGCGGCGCGTGACGGAACCGGCGGCGGGGCAGATATTCCGCTTCGGTTCTGACCGGAAGCCGGTTTGCGTGTCGTCCGTGGATTACATCCGGGGCGTCGTCCATTTCGTGCGGATGCCTCAAAACTTGGCGCGCTCGATCTTTGGCGGTGATTACCAGTTTCAGGGCGGGAAGATTCTGGTCCCACGGGGGCGCTGATGGCCGAAAACGAAATCAGCCCGTTGCTCCAGAAGTACAAGGATCTGCTGGTCCCGAACTGCATGGCGGCGATGGACATCGCCATGACCAAGGTCAGGGACCACGCCCGGCAGAATCACCGCTACCGGGATCGCACCGGCGCGGTGACGAAGGCTACGCGGGAGATACCGGCCACCTTTGAGGGCGATTTCGTATCCGGCGGGATCGAGAATACCAACCGCGTTGGGATGTATCTCCACGAAGGAACGAAGGCACACCCGATCCGGCCACGGCTGAAGAAGGCGCTCTACTGGGAGACGCCCGGCAATGTGCAGAGCGCCGAAGCCGGGAAGCGCAACTTCGCGAAAAAGGTGCATCACCCCGGACAGCAGCCCGATCCGTTTATCACGCGGGCGGTGCACGAGAATAAGGAACTGTTTATCGAGTACATGGCAAAAGCGATCAACCGAACGCTGGGACAACTCAAATGACGGCCTACGGTTCCACGTCCGAAGCGATTTTCACGATCTTGCGGGACGACGACTATCTCCAGGAATACCTGGGCGTCGTGATCGAGGAAGGCGAGGATGTTGCCGCCGATCCGCGTATCTACAAGGGGTATCCGGCCAAAACGATCGAACTCACCGACGACCAACCCGCGTATCTCATCATCACGAAAGAAGGGAACGCGCCTGTCGGCTCGCACTACGGAGACGACGAACTCTGGCAAGTGCGCGTGATCTGCAACAGCCAAGACCTGCTGGAGGACATCGAGTACCACGTGCGGCGGATCATTGAGGATCATTTCACCATGTGCCACACGACAGCGTTTCTCAAAAAATTGCACCTGGGCGGCGGGAATGTCTCTTGCGGCCCTGGCGAGTATGACCCGGAAGGGGATTTTTATTCAGTCAATATTCGATTCAGTGTTGAATCGTACAGATTTAACACTGAATCTCATAACTGAGGTGACAGAAAATGGTACAGCAAAGCGGCACGTTTTTGAATCAATTCTGCGGATTCGCCGGTCCTGGCCGGGGGATCATCAACCGGGGCGGGGATAACCAGATCATCCTGCCCCCGACTCAGGGCGACGCCACCGTCGTTCCCACGGAGCAGACGTTCGAGGTCACGTTCGACGAGACCGGCAACACGCCCCGTGAGGTATTCTCAATCGGGCAGCGCGTCGAGGTCACGTACCCGATGAAATACGCGGACCTCGAAGTCTTCGCCATGGCGGCGACGGGCGACAACTACCTGCTCGTGGACACGAAAGACCCGGACGGATCGGGAGCCAGCTATCCGCTTACGGCCAGGAAAAGCGCGAAGAACAACTATACCTACGTTCACAAAAAGACGCCGTTCACGCTGGACATCGTGCGCCTCTCCGATGGGATCTTCGATTTCGCCACCGGCGATCCCGTGACCCGCACCGTCGATCAGGACTTGTTCGGGATCCACATTCCGAACGCCGTGGCGCTTGCTCCCGAAGGCAGCATCTACACCTGGCATAACCAGGATTCGCCCTACACGATGCGATTCCTGGGCGTCTCGCCCATCGGCATCACCGACGAGTACTGGCGGCTCTTCAACATCGACCTGGATCTCGCTTCGTAACAGAAAGGAATCAGTCATGTCGCAGATCACTGAATTCTGCAAGAGCATCGACTTGGATAAACTGGCCGATCCTAAATTCACCGTCACGCTGGACGGGATCACCTACACCTCGATCCTGTCCAGCCTGGAAGGCTTTCAGAAGATGGCCGACGAGGACGCACGGCTCACCAAGGACAAGATCGAGATCGAGAGCGTCGAGGGCCTGATCCGGCGCGCCTTGGTGATTTTCCCCGGCATAACGCGGGATCAGCTCAACAAACTGAATCTTGCCAAACTCGCGGCGCTGATTCGCGGGGCGGTGGAGCATGCGCACGAGTGCATGCGGATGTCGATCGCCGACCTGGAAAATTTCAGCAAGGGGAAGGCTCAAGCGAACGGCTGAGTCTTCCCCGGTTGATCTGCGAACTCGCTTGGTGGTATCGACAGCCGATGGAGTATTTCCTTGGCATCTCAGTGCGCCGCTTCTTCAGGCTCGTCAGCGAAATGTATCACCTCCAGGCCAAGCAAGAAATTCTCGGCGCAACGTCAACGGCAATCGGAACGTATGGAAAGCGCGAGGACTGGGAATCGCTAGAGGAACAGGCCTACGGGACGCGGGCGCGGAAGCAACGCGAGGAAGCGCAACGCGAGACAAGCAAGCGCAAGCGCACCGTGGAACGGTTTCACGCCGCTCTCGATTTTTTGCTCAATAGGAAATCATGACTGATATTAACGCCGGTTCGGTACGGGGTGAGTTTAAGTTTGATATTGCCAAGGCGATTGCGGACCTGCAAGCCGCGATCAAGGGCGTCAATGAACTCACTACGAAAACCAAGGAAGCCGAAAAGGAGGCCGAGAAAGAGGCGGCGGCGGTTTCCGAGCAGGGCAAGAAAACCGAAGAGGCGGGGAAAAAGGCCGAAGAAGCCGGTAAAAAAATCGACGAGGCGGGCAAGAAGACCGAGGGCGCGGGCAAAAAAGCGGAAGAAGCGGGCAAGAAAGAGCAAGAAGCGGGGAAGCGGACTGAGGAAGCGGGCAAAAAAACAGAGGAGGCCGGGCGCAAGGCGGAAGAGGCCGGGAAGCGTGCGGAAGGCGCGGGCAAGCGCACGGAAGAGGCCGGAAAGAGGACCGAAGGCGCTGGACGTCGCGCCAAGGAAGCGGGTGACAAGGCCAAGGACGCCGGACAAAAAATCAAACAATCCGGCGAGGACGCCCGCAAGGCATCGCTCGGGACCAGCCTTCTCAACAACGAACTCTCCCGCCTGAAACTCATGTTCACCGGCCTGTCCGCTGTCATGGCGGCGGGGGCGGCGCTGAAATTCGCCTCCGAGATCGAGGACGGCTTCGTCGGCGTGAAGCGTACCACCGGCGCGGTGGGCGCGGAGTTCGAGAAACTACGAGGCGAGATACTGCAACTCTCCGTCGATTTGAAAGGTATTCAGATCGGCGCTCTCCAGAACATCGCCCAGATCGGCGGTCAGCTGGGCGTACCCAAAAGCGAATTAGGTGCATTTACGGAAGTTATAGCCAAGGCGTCGCGGGCGATGGACATCGCGGACGACGCGGCGGCGAACTTCTTGGCGCGGATCCAGGTCAACATGAAGGAACCCATGGAGAACCTGGAACGTATCGCCGACGTCGCGAATGAGTTGGGCAACACCACGACCGCCACGGCGCAGGAAATCCTGGAAATCTCCACGCGCATGAGCGGCACGGCACACGTGTTCGGCCTGACGACTGCGGAAATGGTGGCGCTCGCGGCGGCCACCCGGCACGCGGGGGAGGAGGTAGAGGTAGCCAGTTCGGCCTGGGTGCAGGTGATGAACCGGATGCTCACCGACACCAAGGCATTCGCTCACGTCGCCGGGAAGGACGTAAAGGAGTTTACGGAAACGCTACGCCGCGAACCGATCAAGGCGATCAAGGAACTGGCGGTAGGGCTGTCGCAACTTGATAAATTCGGCCAGGCGAAGGCGCTAGAGGATCTGGAACTCACGGGCGTGCGCGTGGGGCCGGTGTTGACCAAGTTGGCGGGCAACCTGAGCGATCTGGACCGGATTATGAAATCCGCCAACAAGGAATGGGAAACGGGCGGATCGGTGCAGAGGGAGTACGAGGCGTCGGCTTCGACGCTCTCCGCCAGCCTGAGCCGGTTGTGGAACGCCGTAAAACTTCTGGCGGATTCCCTCGCCGGTGGATTGCTGCCCGTGCTGGCGG